CTGAAGTGTTGCGTTTGTGATAGCTTGCTGGGCTTCTGTGATCTTGTCAACGTCGCCTGCTTCATACGCTTCTCGGTAGGCTTTCTTAGCCATTTCGAGTTTCATCTCAGAGGAGTTCTTCACGGCAGCAACATATTCTTGCTCACCATTTGTCAACATCTGACGTATGCGCTTGTTTTCCTCGTAGAGTTTTTCAGCAGCCTCAATAGCTGCTTGTCTCTCACGTTCAGCGGATTCGGCACGGCGGCGCTCATCATTCCATACCCGCTTCATGCGGATCAGTTTGTCTTTAGCGTCTTTGCTGTACTTGTCTAGATCATCAACCTCAACTTCAAGCTGTTTAACCTTTTCAGGATCTGCGGGCTTTCTGCCACGGTCTTCTTCAGGGGTATCATCTTCGATCTCGATTTCAAAATCAGGTGTTTCTACCTTAACTTCTTCGACCTTATCGGGATCGGGGAAATTGTTTGGTGCTTCAAACTGTGCCATGTCCGGCTCCTTTATTTACGTCTAATTCCACGAGGATCTTCCACTGTACCCTCGACGCTGTCGTCGTTGATCATGCGGAACTCTCGACCATGAATAACCAATCTGCTTCCAGAATTAGGTCTAACTAGGACAAAATCGCCCTGTTTACACCATGGCCCAGAAGGGAAACGGGTTGTGTCTTTATAGCAGTCTGGCCCCATAGCCACTACAAATAGCACTGTTGTAAGCACTTCTTCGTATCGCATGGTTTCATCAGCTTTAACTAGGCCACTCTCGTACTCTTTTTCAGCCTCTGGAATGGCACAAAGTATGTGATATCCAGTGGGGGTTGGTAGTGCTTTGGCTTTTTCTTCGGCAGGTTTACTAAGGATTTGTGTTAAATCAACTGCCAGTGCGGGGTTTATATCATTCACTGTCCGAATGCTCCATTTTTTGTTTGAGGTCTGCGATTGCGAAACATGCGGCCTCGAGACCTCGAAGCTGACCGCATACGTATTTGTACTCCTCGAAAGAAGTACAGTTACCTCTAGCAAGCGACTCAGTCAGCATGGTCATGCGGTCTTTGTACTCACTCAGTAAAATTTCTGAAACGTCGTTCATTTATTACCTTTGGGTTGTTGTGGCTGTAGTTTTGCCTTGAGAACGTCTCCCAAGACTTGTTCATGGTGCATCTTGCGCTCGTGCTCGTGTTGAGACAGAGTGTTAGCTGCGTCTAGTCCATGTTGCATTTTTCTGGATTTTTGTTGATCCAGTACTGAAACTGCGTGCTTCATCGCATCCGTGTCGATGCGTTTTAGATCTATCTGCTGCTGGGCTTGGGCTTTCATCGCCTCAAGCTGCAACTGCTGTTGCTTGATCTGCAAGTTAGCTTGGTCAAGCTGGGCTTTCTGCTGCTGGGCCTGCGCCTTGAGCTGCAACTCTTGCTGCTGCATCTGAACCAAGGGGTCTTGTTGTTGCTGTTGAGCCTGTTGTTGCTGAACTTGAGCTTGGTTTTGTTTGAGCAATTTAGTTGCTGCGGCAGCGAGGAGCGGTGCCAACTTAGCCTCGACTTGAGGATCCATCGGTACATCTTCTCCGGTGTCATCCGTCTGGGGTGGAAGAGCCACACCCAAGTTCTGCTCGATCTCCACTCTGTACTGGAAGCCCAAGTGCTCGTTAATATGAGCCATCATAGCTGACATCAACTGCTGAGCCATCGGGTTGTTCTGCAACAACTGGGCAATCTTGGGATCCTGCATGGCTGACATGTGCACAATAATATGTGCTTGGTGATCCTGATACTGGAACGCTTTGACGGGCTTCATCATGAGCACGTTCTGGTTCTCCGTCACGGGATCCATGGGCTTCTGGTCTTCTGGCAGGGGGATGAGCTTGTGGGCGTTCTTGATATTTAACACGTCGAGCATCTGGCGATACAAGAACGGCATATTAAATAACTGAGGTTGCTGTTGTGCAAGCTGCATGACCGCTTGGTACTGCACAATTTTCTGCGCCATTGTTGACGCGTTAGGGTCAGACACAGGAATGACGTCCACATTCTCATAGTCAGACTTCTTAGCTTTGCGGCTACCTTCCTCGGGCTCATAGTCATAGTCCTCCGGTGCATACTCGGCAATGATGCGTTTGAGAAGTTTAAGCTCTTGCTTCAATGAGAAGTGGATGCGAGCCTGAACAGCACTCATCACTTTTAGTGTTCTCTCAAGGATAGCTAGCGTTGTACCCACTGGGGCTGCGGCAGACATGTCACTGACTTGCAAGTCAGCGGTGTTAGCAAATCTGCGGCCTTCTTCCACGATCTGATTGAGCAGGGCCATCAATACTTGTGAGGGCTCCTTGTATGGGAGCGGCATGATGTTGTCACGCATGGTGCCACTGGGCACGTCCACATCCCTAAACTCTCCCGGCGCTATCGGCGTGTCATCGCCCTTGACACGAAGTCCACGAGTTTTAAAGCCGCCAGGCAAATTAGCAAGGGAGCCAGCGTCAACAAGCTGACGAATAATAGATGTTCCAGACTTAGCATAAGCACCGATCAAGTGGATTAAACCAAAGCAATAAAAGCCAAACCCGGGGATATAGCCGTAGTGCACGAAGTGTTGACGCTTCAACTGGAGCTTGTCGTTTTCTTCCCAGTTTCTGCGAATAGACAGGATAGTCTGGGTGCCCTTCTCAATACTCACCACGTATGGCAGAGCAATACCGGTCTCCTCGCCACGCTTGTTCTTGTGCTCGTGTCCTCGCAAGTCGAGGTTAACGTGCATCTCTAAAATCTTGTAACGGTCATCCGATACGGCCCTGAAGCCCAGTTTCTCAGCGATCTTCTTCTCGATCTCGTCGAGTACCATCTCGGGAGCCCCCAAGTCCACATCCCGATAAAAGCCTGACGCTTGTAACTTAATGAGGTCATTTTCTGTCTTCCTCATCACATGTGTGATACGCTCAGCGCTCTCAAGACTTGACGCACCGTATGGCACCACAATATCTTCTGCGGGTACATATAAAGATACTTGTCTGCCCAGTGTGGGATCCTCGTATACTTTCTTGAACGCATTACCTGCAAGGCCCAGACCCCATATCGCACGTTCTGTTTCAGGGCGGTACTCAGGCATCTTCTCGGTCAACTCATAATTCATGTCATCTTGGACACGGGTCGCAGAGTCTTTCTTCTCAGGCGTTTCTCTACCAATGATTGTTGTCTTGACTGGCCCGCTTGCTGGGAAGATAGACATCATGGTCTCAGCTTGGAACTTCACAAGAGCTTCTGCCAAAAGTGGGTGATACACACCGCATGCGCCTTCCCATGGCTCTGCTCTCTCCTCAATCTTCAATCCTAGAAGTTCAAGGCCATCAACGTAAGTCTGCAACCAATCTTTACGGGCAGCAATGTCGGAGTCAAAGTCTGCAATGAGCTCGCTTGCCAACATCTGCAAGGTCTGCTCGTCCATGTCTTCAGCCAAGTTAGCATAGAAGTCCTCGCTCTGCCCGGGCTCCATGTCGATCTCCATGCCATCAATGCTCATGTGCACGGACTCTGGGTCTTCAATCTCGATCTCAATATCTGGCTGCTGGTCTTCTTCATCCATACCCATGGGGGCTTGGTAAAGTGCTTTGTCGATTGTCATGGTGTTTCCTTAGTAGTACCCACGGGTACGCTTGGATTTAAAAAACTGGATCTCATCGGGCTCATCACTGGGCAGACGGATGAACCCACCTTGTCTGAATCTTGCCAAGGCCATGGTTGTGGAGTCGACCAAGTCATCATGACTTGTGAACGGAAAGCCTGCGAGTTCTTCGACGACTTCTTCTGCCCACCGTGTCTCGGGCACCCACACAAGACCTGACCTGATGATATCTGCTACCGCGTTGAGTCTGGCTAACTTATCTCCAGTGCCTCGGTGCGGCGTGAATTCTTGAACCGGTATACCGGTGCGTCTGATCTCTTGGTAGAGCTGGGTTCCTGCTGACTTCTTCTCCACAATGAACGAGTCAGGCTGCCACTCTTTCCACTCTTTATATGCGAGATCTTTTAGTTCAGGGAATTCTAACCGCTTTTTAATTGAGTTGAGAAGTATTAAGTTGTACGCACGGGTCTCATCGTTCATGAAGACCCCCCACGTGGTGAGCGCTGTATAGTCAGCACGGTTGTGCTGTTCAGCCGCTGCGTCCAGCGACATAATTACATACTCACAAGGAGGTGGCGACTCCGCCTTCCATATCTGCCAGTACTCCCTTTTAACCACCGCAGCTTCTTCACCGGTCGGGTTTTGCTGGTACTGGGCGTTCCACTGGAACAGCGGCATGGATGCTTTGGTTCTATTGAGTGCTGTGAGTGTATAGAACTCAGGCCATAACGCACGGGCTTCTTTTGTGCCGTCATTGAATATAGCTGGAAACTCAACCACCTCGTACTGGTCAGCCTCCTCATTCTGGGTCATGTCTTTGACCACACGCCCAGTCAAGTCATCTTGGTGCCACCTTGTTTGAATGATCGCAACACGACCACCTGGCATCAGACGGGTACGAGCACCATAAGTAAACCACTCGTACGCCTTGTCAAACACATCCAAGTTACCATTTATGATGTCTTGTTCGTTATGGGGGTCATCAACCAAGAGTAAATCCGCACCGCGCCCAGCCAGAGCAGACCCAACACCGCAAGCATAATACTCACCACCAACATTGGTATTCCAACGACCAGCAGACTTATTATCAGTGGCCAACGAGACTGTCGGGAATATCGCCTTGTATTCAGGATTGTCAATTAAGTTCCTCACTTTCCGACCAAAGTCAACGGCCAAATCTGTGGTGTGGGACACCATTAGAACCTTTTTATCAGGGTATCTACCTAGAAACCAAGCCGGAAAATAGATGGAAACAAGCTGACTTTTACCGTGTCTAGGGGGGATATTGACGCAAATTCGGTCTTTTTGACCGTGTGCAATGGCCATTAACTCGTCTGCAAGCACCCTATGATGCTTACCAACCTTATAATCTGACTGCATTTTCTTGCAAAACTCGATCAAATCATCCCTACAAGCCACACTTTTGCGCCTTTTTTCCAGCTCATCGGTGATTAAATCAATCTCTTGGGCTTCTTCAGGGGAAAAATGATCTAAATTGTCCAGTAAAAACCGCAATTCTTCGTCTGTCAGGTCAGAATAATCGTTAATCTGGCTGTACATCTGTGACTTCTTCGGTCAAACCAAGGGTTTTGTCAATGTCAACGTCGATTACATCCTGAGACGCACGCAATCTTTGGATCTTTTCACGCAAAGACACCACCAATTCCTCTTTAGAACGGTGCGTGATGGTAACTTCTGAGCGTTCTGTGAACAAACCCACGTCTGTGATCTTACCTAACAGCTCTAAAGCACGGATCCGCACGCGTGGATCAGGGTTACTCGTCTCAAGAAGTAGTTTGTTTGTTACTACAAGCCGGATCTGCTGGGCGTTATCAACGACCTTTATAGCAAACTCTTTTAGTATGGCATTGACCGCTACATAAGTAGCAGGTTGCAGGTTATGAACCTTCTTGGCAATTTGTTTTTGTGCCTTGACTTCATCTTCTGCAAGGGCGTAAGCAAGCACCTCGGCAACTGCAAGGTCTTGTTCTGTTGGCTCAGCGTCTAAACCAAGATACTCAGCAGTATTGGTGGCAGCTTGAGCTCGCTCTTTGAAATTTTCTATACCGACGTTTTTGTCAGGCATAGGAATCCCAATGTCGGGTTCGATGTTTAGTTCCATGTCTAATGTCCAGACAAAGTTATAGGTGTTGGTGCTCACATAAAGCAGTGGTTTAACTACGGAGATACCTTTGCAGATACCCTCCCAACGGCGCTAACCCGTTGCACACCAACGGGCCGAGTATAACTAAAATTTTTTAATATACAAAATTTTTTTGATGGGGGTACTAAAAAAGACAAGGGGGGTGTTTCCTATAAAGATGT